GTTTTTCGGGCGGAAGTATAATGAAAACCCAGGTGCAACAAAGAGATAATCACAAAGAGGATTCTTTATTGCTAGTAAGAAAAGTTTACAGGACTCGAGACTTAGAAAACTTAGAAAACTTAGAAAACTTAGATATCAGGATGGATGTTTTCCTCCTCATGTCTAAGTGAAAATACTACTAGCTATTTATAGTGAAGGAAAAATGATTCGGGTGCTCATTGGGCCCCATCGTCAATCAGAATTTCCTTCCTATAATGCGCCTTTTTATTGGGTGCTCATCTGGCCCCATAATAATACAAAAGCATAATAATGCAAAAGATAAAAAGACAGTCTCAGTACTGTCTTAAGGTTGGACCACCCGCTCAATTATAGTGGAGATGGCGGCTGAATAAAGGTCCAGATTCTCGGAACCCTGTCTGACAGCTGGTAATCTATCTTGGGCCCAGTTGTCACGGGTTGCTGTGGCTGTGAGATAAGCCCTCTTGTGGTGCAAAACGCCTTGTAGATCATGTAGAGCAGCAAGAGCCTTTTGAGCAGCTGCTTCTTCAATCCTGTAGAGTTGTGCAGAAATGGCATTCGTGGTGCTGAGAGACAAGGTACCATGGGTAATGGTATCCTTTTGTTGCTGCAGTAATCCTTCATAGGCAAGGCTATATGGATAACTGACGCCACTGAGTTGTGTCGGAGAGATTTCTGCAGCTCTTCTTGACTGGTTTCCTGTGGGGATGGATTCCATGTTGAGAAGACTAGGCGGCTTAGATTATCTGCTAAGAGGTTATCTTTGCCAGTGATGTGTTCTATGGTAACCTCAACCCCAAGCCCGGTTAAATAGTCGGAAAAGGTTATCCAACGTACTCGAGAAGGCTTATGGGTGGTTGTCTTGTTGTGGAACATCACTATCGCCTGACAGTCAGTCCTTAAGATAAGATGCTTTTTATCAAGATAGAATATCTTAAAGGACTCTAATGCTCTGATTAAAGCATAGATTTCAGCATCTATTGTGGACTTGATAATGCTGAACTTCCCACTTGCATAGGCACAGATCTTTTCCATAGTGCGCGAATCTTCTTTAGCTATCTTCCATTTGCATACGGCTCCCCAACCTTCCATGCAACCGTCGCTTTCAATAATAATGCAGCACTTAGCGGGTGGGATAGCTAAGTCTGGGAGTTTTTGGACCATTTCTTTTATCTCCTTTATTAGATGCCAATCTTGTCTATTCATCCTTTTCTCTCCAGTGGGTGATGTCTTGGCATAAAGGGGACTAAGCATGCGTCCAAGATTAGGGATGTAGATTCTTGCATAATTGAGTAAACCAAGAAAAGACCGTAAGCCTTTAGTGGTTTCCAGCTCAAGATCAGACTTTTCAAGAATCTTTTTGATGACATGTTGCTGGAGCTTCATTTTCCCTTGGGAAATTATTGTTCCAAGAAACTCCACTTCCTCCTGTGCAAGGCACATTTTGTTTGGACTAAGGACTAGCCCATTTTGTTGACAGATATGAAGCATTTGATGAACATGCTTCATGTGGTCTCGTAGATTATCACTGAAGACCAAGATATCATCTATGTAGACCGCTATGAATTCTTCAGTGCCTTTGAAACATTGATCCATTTTCCGCTGGAAGACTGCAGGAGCATTTTTAAGACCGAACGGCATAACCAGCCATTCATATAAGCCTTGTGGAACCCAAAAAGCGGTCCAAGGAATGGACTCTTCAGCCATAGCTACCTGGTGAAAACCAGATTTTAGGTCAAATTTGCTGAAGACCTTTTTGTTTCCAACTCTCTTGAGGATGGTCTGTATTCCTGGTAGGGAATACTGGTCTTTCTCCGTATTGTCATTGAGGCGTTTGTAGTTAAACACCATGCGCTCCTTTCCATGAATAGTCTTTTTAGTGACTGGATCAACTGAACTTCCAGATTCTACAATAAAGGCCGTGGTCCGATGTCTCGATTTACTGGGCCTTATAACCCCAATATCAAGGAGGGCCTTAACATGCTTCTGGAATTTCTGCTCCATGACAGGTGTCAGATGTTTAATGGGCTTATCTTCTATTATTAACTCTGGATTTTTGATATCCAGCCTGCATAGAATTTTGTTGTTAGCCCAATGTTTGAGTGGACTTTCGCCAATATACCCTTGCTCTTTGAGTTTGCTCATCAAGTCTTGGAGCTCTGGACTTAATGGATAGCTGGGTTTTTGGGCAGTATGGCCTACTAGTTGCAGGTGAGTGGCGAAATCTAGACTGGGCACATCTTCTTCCTCGTCATCATCTGGGAATAGAAGCCCAAGCCCATCAGCCCCCAAAAAAGAATGAGGTGTACCACCACCTACTAATGCCGCAGCCTTAGAATGGATATGAGTAACATTCTTATAGAAGGTAATAGTATTTCCCTCTATACGTAGGCCGCCATACATGCTGCGAATGAAATTGCAGCCAAGAATCATCTGAATCCCATCGCCGAGTTGCAGAGGGAAGGCGTAGCAGTAAGGGATCCGGAATTGATGATTGCTAATGGTCATACGACCATACTTGAGCTTTTTGTCCACAGTTTGTGAGGAATTAATTCCCTTGAACTGAACACGGAACGTGTTCTGTTCAATAGCCTCTCTTGGTACTGAGTTGATGTCGATACAACAAGTAGTAGCTCCAGTATCAAGGATTGCTTTGATTAAAATAGGGAATTTGACCTCTGGTATGATGAGCTGAACATCTAGGTTGTATAGCATGTTGCCACGGCTAGGGACCATCTTTTCTGTTGTGTGGCAGATATCCTCTTCCAGATAGGCTGAATGTTCCTTAGACTCATCATCACTAAGGATGACAGCTTTTCCTTTATCTTTCATCTTGGCTTGTTGTTCCAGAGTTTGACGATCCTCTTCTAGCTCAGATTCAAGCTGGCTATGAATAATAGCTTGCAATCGTCGATTTTCTTCTTCAAGCCAAACTATATACGCAGCTTGTTGTCCAATAAGAGTGTTGCTGCGATATGGTGCTGGAACCTTAGGTTTCTGTTGGACTGGAGTGTCACAATAGATTGGTGAGCAGAGCGAACAACTAGTGATTTGGCACTGAGGGCAGTGTATTCTGCTGTTGAGATTAGTCTGTCTGTTGCAGAATAAGCAGGCTAACAACTCCTTTTGTGCTATTTCACTGTTATGCTCCCATTGATGTTGACATTGGTATTGCTGCTGTGTGACACGTTTCATAGCCGTCCAGTGATTAGTTTTTCCCAACCAATAAGAGTGGTCTTCTTCCTTGAACATGAAGACTTTCTCAGGAACTTCGAGTGCAAGTTCTTCCTCTCCTTCATTTTCAGAAATACTATAAATAGCATCCGAGATTCCTTCTCCTTCTTCAACAGATACTATTTCGTATTCCTCTGGCAGATTGATTCCTTCAAACAAGGCCACTCTCTTTACATCCCTTTTTGAATTGGGACATTCTCGAGCAAAATGACCTTCATCACCACACAAGTAACATTTACACCTCTTGTTTCTGATCAGGTGTTTCTTCTTCTCAATTCTAGCATGTGTTGCGTGTGGTTTTCCTTTATACGTCTGGGATCTCCTGACTCCGTATTTTGGCTTATCATAATAGCCAGTAAGTGGCATATCTTTACAGAAGCTTAAAGATTTTAAGCTCCTTTTGAAGGCCGCATCTTTACATTCCTGTTCCAGGTATTTGTATGCGTAGAGTATTCTAGGAAATACCCCGATCGTATTGCCTGGATATTCTTTCTGGAAGCCTTCTTTCATTCTGGTTCCTAGCTCTGGTGGCATCTTAAGCCAGAGCTTGTCACTTAACTCTTCTCCGAGGAAAAGTCTGCCACTTTTTGCTGCAAGACGACCATAGTCATTCAGGAATTGGACTATGTCTTTGATGTTGTTGCAGGTAAGCCTTTCTAGATCCCTGTACGCTGCATCTTGTACCCTTGTAGAACCAGCGGTAGGATCTTCTAGAGAAAAGACCCTCTTTACTTGTGACAGGATATTGTGAGTTCCTTGTCTTCCATCTGCTTGTGTTAGCAGTTGTTGGTACTCTGTTACATAGTTCATCCGCCATTGAATCCATGTTAACTTCTCCGTTTCTCCCAGTAGATTTTCTATGAATTCAACCTTATCAGATGAATCTGTGAACTCCTGTGCTGCAACGTAATTCTTTGTAATAGACTCCCATCTGGAAAAGACTTCATGGAATAGACCTATCTGTTTTGGCATAACAAATAAGGCCCCTGTGGTTGCCTGAGATGAAGGCAATTGCCACCATTCTGTATAATCGTCTCTTCTGAATTTAGGAGTTTGTGGAAATCTTCCTTCATAAAGCGGTGGTCTGGCTGGTGGTTGCCTGGATGTTGAAGCTGGAGGATATCCAACTGGGGTCATTAAAGTGTCGGCTGGAGGTGTGTAGTCAACAATTTCAGAAAGGATAGTTTCTTTTCTTTGGTGCTGGTTTGACTGAGACTCCTTTCTTTGTGGATACTCCATTTCTAATTCCAATGTCCCAATAAGTTCAATGGACCTTTGGAATTCATCTTCCTCATCCTCTGTTTCTCTTTCCTCGGATGGTTCCCATTGTTCCCATTCATTCTCCCAGTCTCTGTGCTCATCGTTGATGATTGGGAGAGGTTCCCAGCCTTCATCATTGTCATCATTACTAGGATCTTCTTCCTTCCTAGGTGGTTCAGGGGTTTCTGGTTCATCTCCCCATCCTGATGCAATGATCTCCGTCGTATCATAGTAGCTATTTGGCATAGAGTAATATCTGAAAAATCTTCCATTGCCATTAGCTGATTCTTCCCATACTTTCTTCTGGCCTCTTTTGTCTGGATCATTTTCTTCTCCTATGATCCAAGCAGCAACTGTATGCTCTCGAATAGTCCCTTCATCTTCAGATTCAACTTCCTCATCTTCCTCATTGTAGTGAGGCAAGTGTGATGGTGGTTGAACCTCATAATCCCTAAATCGAAGGGATATGGAACCATCAACCAGGTTCCTTGTGTCAACTGCTCTTGGTTGCATTGGTGTGATGTCAGCTTGAGGTGGTCTAAGAACCCATTGTTGATTCCTTAGATGCTGTAGATCCACCTTTCTTCCTGCTATAGCCCGTACTCCATGGCTTGCTAGGTAGTCTGTGGCTCCTTCGATCTGGTAGGCGAAAGCAACATTGGGGGTGTTGGATAATCGTCCTGTCATTGCTCTGGTTATTAACAGGTTAGATTCCCCATTTTGCCAGTTCTCATATCCCCTGGTAAGAATGGATATTTGAACGTTTCGCGCAAAATCCCCGATGGTCATCATGGTATCTGGTATAACATACACCAGTTGGCTTCCTTTCGTCAGATCAATTTCCATCTGTGCAAATATGGCCTGATCACCAGTCCATCTATTGTCCCTAAAGACAACAAGAGCCATCGTCCCTTCTTCTTGTCTGTGTAGAATCTGGATCCGTACTTGCAGAATCCCTATATGTATAAAAGAGAATCCTGCTTGCTGTAGTTGTTCAAAACTTCCAGGTTGAATGAAAGTTCTGTCGATTTGATTGCCTTCTGTGCAAAGGATCGATTCTTCTGATCTATGGGTATAAACCCTGTGATTTACAGTGTCCCTTCTGGACCTGTATAATACTTCTGCTGGCACAAGTCGTGCCCTTTCTTGCATGGAAAGCCTTAAGGTTGCCTGTGGATCTATCTCCTGCTCCAGTGTCTCCTGGTATCTTCCTTGTCTCCCTTGTGTCCTTGGCTCCTGTGATAAGGATCGGCTCAGACTTCTTGCACGCCTGCGAAGGTTATGCAATCGTCGTTGTCGTTGTCTATAACCTCTGATTTGATCTTCAAACAGAGGTTGAGCCCTTCCTGTTTCAGGATCGGAGACTGTTGTGGTGACACTAGGTCTCTGAGGCTGCTCCCTTCCCCTTTGACTCATCCTTCTTTGATGATGGAAGGCCTAATTTCGCCCTTTCTTCTTCTAAGATTTTGTAGGGGTCCTTAAAACCGTATAAGGTTCCTTTCCCTTCTCTTTGTTTTGTCTTCTGACTTCCTCCTTCCTGGATCGTAAGCCTTTGAAGCTTGTCTATCAGATCCTCAGGTAAGGTAGTTTTTACTTCTGTCTTGGTCTGCTGCTTTTGTTTTGATAGCAGATCGTCAAGCTTGTCTGCTATTTCAGCTAGTAACAGGATCTGGACGTTGTTCTGCTTTACAATCGTCCTGACACCGTTGATCGCGGTGATTCCTTCTGTTGTTGTTAACCCTAAAGCTGGAGGATCAACTCTTTCAGCTGCTCTGATTGCTTTTTGGTAAGCTGGACTATCAGTCATTGACCAACAGCTAAGCCTAGTTGGTGAAGCAACTGTTCAACTCTGTTTAACTTTGTTTCAAGCTCCTGTGTGAGACTAAGAGCCTGTTCTTCAACTAGTTTGGGTTGTTGAGCGATTTCTCTTACGAGGAGTCTAACAGTGTCCTCTGTAAGTGGTTTGTTTTCTCTCAACTGTTTACTGACTCTTTTTAGGGAGTTTTCTACTGACTCAACTTGTTTTTCTAGACTTAGGATAGACTCTCTAATTTGTTTTAGGTTTTTAATGAAGACTCTACTGCTGAGACTGACTCTATCAAAAGTAACTGCAAGGTTATGTGCTAACTGGTTGTTTGTGACTTTGGTTGTGGTTGCTAGATCTAAGTACTCAAGGTTTGCAGTATGTGACTTCTCATACCATTCTTGGATACTATTCTCCCACTTAGCAGACATTAAATTATCTTTCAGAAGATCAGCCCCGGGCCGCAACTGTAAAGATAAACATTGAAATAGTATCACGGTATCCCTTTTCCCACTCTTTGGTACTTCACAGGGTCTCCTCTTTTTACTATTCCAAGAACATCTACTGTAGAAATTTAATACCTTTCAAATGGCATGATCATAACATACTACCCCTCTTTCCTTAAATCTAGGCTACTGACTTTAGCCGGACATGGTTTTCAACATAGCTCTGATACCA